TCCCGAATGTCTTCTGCATTGCCTGGAATGCCTGGTCCACCGAGCCAGCCGCGCTGCTGACCTCCACCAGCTTCTGGGCGAACAGCTTCGAGTCGTTGGAGGCCAGGGCGGCGACCGCCTTGTAGGCACGGGCGCCACCCGCCATCTGGATCATCGCCAGTTCGTCGTCGCCCGCCGCTTTCGTGAGGAACGCGATAGCGCCAGCCAGGCCTTTCGCCTGGATGAGCGCCTGACCGGATGCGTAGCCGGCGCCCTGCAGGGCCGCTTTCAGTTGCGCGCTCGGGCTGGTCAACCGCACCATGACCATGTTCAGGCCCATCAGGCTATTCTCGGCGTCGTAGCCCACCGTCGTCATGGTGGCGAGCGCGGCAGCCAACTGGTCGTAGCCGATGCCCAGTTGGGAGGCCACCGGCACGAGCCCCTTGATCGCGCCAGCCAGCTCACCGAAGGTCATGCGGCCCTTGAGGCTCGCCCGGAACAGCGTATCGGTGACCCTGGTGGACTCCGAGGCGTTGAGGTTGTAGGCGCGCAGGATAGTGACCAGCGTATCGCCCACCTGTTGCACATCGGCTCTTCCTGCGACCGCCGCCTTGGTGGCCGCCCCGAGGATCTGCTGTCCGGCCTCGCCGCCGAATCCGATCTTGGCGATGTTGGAGAGAGCACCGGCCAGCGCCTCGTCCGCGATCCCGCTCTCGCGTGCCAGCGCATGGAGTTGCTCGGCCACCGCCGCGATGCCCTGATCGCTCAGCTGCAGCACCTTGTTGAGGTCAGTGAGCACCGACTGCATCTCGGTGGCCTCGCGGACCGCCATCTGCAGGCCGGCCACCATCCCGCCCCCGAAGCCAGCAAGGACCGCGGCTGTCGCCAGCGCGGTGCCGCGGCTCTGATCCAACAGCGAGTTCGCCTGCCGCAGGCCATCGCGGAAGTTGCTCAGATTCAGTTTCAATACCGCGGTGACTTCGCCGACCCTCACTTCATCCTCAATCCGAGCGCCCGAGCGAACTCGGTGGCATCGAACTTCTTGGGCCGCACCCCGCCCTCTCGCCGCAGCAATTTGACCACTTTCTGCAGACTCTCGAATCCCCGCTTGCCGCCTCGAGCTGAGGCCGCCACCACATAGGCGAGGTCCATCTGCTCCGCGTCACGCAGGGCCCGCCGGCGCCGGATCCGCTCCACCATCACCATGACTTGGGCTGGCGTCCATTGCTCGGCGATCTGCGCGGGCGATCCGCCATACTCGGACATGACCAGATCGAACGCGTCAGCCCATCCATGCTCTACAGCACCGGCGCCATCTCCAGTAGCGGCGCCATCGCCCGCATCTCCGCTATCAGTAAAGGGACCTGGTTGACCTCCAGCAACGCGCGCACGATCCGCAGGCACAGAAGCGGAGTCAGATGCTGCATCAGATACTCGGGCTCGATGTCGAGGAGCTTGCCGAGGAACTCCTCGAGCGCACCGGCCAGCGCCGGCAGCAGCGTGGTGAGGTGCTGATCGAAATGGTCGATGTCGATCTCGGGGCACTGTGTGATGATCCGATGCAGAATCTCGCCCAGGTCGGCCGAAACCACTTTGATCTGCCCGAGCACCAAGGGGCGGATGATGACAGTGCGCTCCCCGATCCGGAAGCGCCGCTCGTCAGGTAGCACTGTCTCATCGCCGAGCGTTCGAATCTGCCGAAAGAGTCGCCGAAGGAAGTCGTTCATTGCTTTCCCTTAGCCTTGGGGGCGGCCCCGGGTGAAGCCGCCCCCTCGCGCACGCAGCCACCCTGTCGGGGGGCCTGCAAGGAAGGCGTCTTAGATGATCGGGAACTTCTCCAGGTTGCCGAGTTGATCGTTGGCCAGCCGACTCGTGTCGGCCAGCACCGTGATCTTCATGGGGATGTTCAGCGGCTTCTCCTTGCCGATCGTGATGTCGCCATCGAAGCCGATGTTGCAGCGGTAGAACGTCGCCGCGTAGCGGTAGCCCGTCGGCCCGGGCAGGATCATCAGCACTTCCTCGTCCGTGATCGAGACGCGACCGCCGAATGTAATGCGGCGCGTCCCATTGCCCAGATCGACGGGAGCACTCGCGCCGAGCACGATCTGGAAGTTCTCCAGACTGGCCTCGATCAGCGGCACGGTCAGCTCGCAACTGACCTCGCCCGGGAACGTCTTGATGGGCGAGCTGGAGTGCTGGCTGAAGATCTTGTTGATCGACTCGCTGAGCGTCCAGCCGATGGCGTCGCTGAAGTCCCCCATGTACTGGCCGCCAACATAGACGGCCAACGCCGCGCCGACCACCACGTTATCCGGCTCATCGGCGCCACCCGTATAGAAGAACAGCGCCGATGACAGGTAGGCGTCCGGCGTGCTCTCACCGTTGTCGGCCACCCCGATATCCCAGAGGCCGCCTGCGTCGAACTCGGTGGCATGGGCGGTCAGCGTCATGGCGGTCGCCGAGACATAGGCGACTCGCGACGGGTCCACTACGGTCCACGCGGTGTCGCCGTGTTTGCGGCACAGGATGACGCTCTTGCTCCCCGCATCGAGGAAGCCGGTTCCAACGACGCTGATCGCGTCCCCGGCCTTGCCGAAGCCAGCCTTGATGCTCGTAATCGTCGTCGCCATTGTCAGCTCCTTAGGTCCTGGGTGTTCGCAGATCGAACACCACGTTGAATGCGGCGAGATGGCAGGTCAGATTGTCGGCCTGTTCTTCGCCGATGTAGGCGGGGCTGTTGGTCTTCTCGACGGTGAAGGCCTCGAGGTCGCCCATGAGGAGACCGCCCTTTCGAGGCAGCCGGTTGAAGATGCTGTAAGCCTTTGCGAGCGCGCCATTGGGAGTGATGGCCCGGGCCACCACCTGGATCGTCGGATGCTCGCGCACTCCGTAGAGCTCGGGCGGATAGCCGCCTGTCGCGTGCAGACTCACACAGGCGGCGGGACTGGCGGGACGTTCGATTTTGAAGAGCGTCGATGCGATCACGCCTTCGCCCTGCTCCTCGAGCCAGTCGCCGAACTCGTCGATCAGCAGGCTCACGGTGCCGCTCCCGCTGCCGGGACTGTCGGCACGACCTGCTTGGTCGTCATGCCGGAGATCGGGCGGCCATCCACATAGACCGCGGCGGTGCCGCTGGCGCGGAGAGTCCCCTCGTCGATCGGCGCCTCGCGCATGGCTCGGCCCAGCAGGTCCTCGGTCGCGTCGATCATGCCGTCGACCGCGCCAGCCAGCACCGCGGCCGCCAGCACGTGGCCAGAGGCCCCGGCAATCGCCGGGCCGGCAATCGCCCGTTTCATCTGAATGCCCATGCGATCGGCATATCGCTTCGCGTTCTGCTTGAGCGGGTCCTCGAGGTACTTGGCCTTCCCGCCCTTGGGATGGCGATAATCGAGGCGCTCGTGCTGAGCCAGGGCATAGGGTGTGTTGAAGCCCGCGATGCCCTTGATCTCGTGGGGCAGGGCTGCACCGGAGAGCGCGCGCATGAGTTCATCCATGCCCTCGAACTCGAAGCCGATGGCACCCTTGCGATGTCCTTCGCGCCCACTGAACTTGACGCCGATCTTGGCCATCAGCAAAATACCCTCGTGGTCAGTGCGTCGCCGCCTAGGCCGGGCGCGCGGCTCACCGCGATCACCTCGACATAGCTCTCGCCGTCGCTGGAGAGTTGATCGCCGGCCGCCACCTCGTGCTCGCCGGGCAACGTCACGCTGATCTCGGAGAGCAACTCACGGCCGTCTTTGCTGCGAACGACGCGCCGCTTTTCAACCCACCGGCCCTTGCTCTGGACGGCCCGGGCGACCACGGGTTGCCCATAACCATCATTGCCGGTCGCCTGTTTCCACCAGATGTCCTGGGCGAGGTAGGCGCTCACGCGAACTGCACCTCATCCGGGTTGATGGGCACGCGCTGCCACCGTTGATCGCCAATCTGCAACTCGAACACGGCCACCTTGCAGACCACGGCACGCACCCAGCGCTCGACCAGCGAACGCGGCAGACAACGTCCCACAACACCAATCAGACGCATCAGCAGGCGCGCCAAGCGCATCCTGCGTACCCGGCATGTGATCTGGAAATCGATCTGTGCCATCATCGCCCACTTCCCGCCGTGAACTCGCCCAACGGATTGTCCGACGTGGCAATGACGCCACCGCGACTGATGAACGGCATCATCATCCGCCTAGCCTCCGCGCTCATCAGGGGGCTGTTGGTCGCGCCCTTGCCGAAGGTCTCGCTCAACCCATCGATG